ATGTGTGATTACTCCATGCCATCATGTTCAATGACTTATTATAAGTCAGTCCAACTATCTTCCCGTTTTTCATACGGCCCCAGACAATGTTATAAGGCATATCCTGGTAGGTAATATCCTCTAACTCTCCCAATGCGATATCGTCTGCCCTAAGTGTTAAATCTGCCGCCTGATTTCCACCTGCCTCTGTACTATAAGAAATGCCTCTCATCCTTCGTCCATTCTTTTGGACATAAATTACATTGTTATCAATGATTAATGGACTAGCACCATATTCAGTGGGGTAGCTTGTTACACGGTCAATGGTAAAATTAAATGGAGTAATGGTTAGTTCTGTTTCAGAACCATACATCTGAAACACTCCTCCTGATGTTCCTACAGTGAGTTTCTTACCAGAAATCATCCAATCAATTAAATCCACTGTTGCAGATGAAATCGTAAGAGTGATTGCATTGTCATCCTTGACTTGTTCTCCTACCACTCTTGCTCCTGTTGCAGAAACATTTCCTGATGCAACACCTATTTTCTCAGACGGAGAGAATTTAAAATAATCACCTGTTTTAGAAAACCAGACTGTTTGTGGGAAATCATTGTTTCCTGCAAAACACAATCTTTGTTGAAAGATCTCAATAGATCTAGGCCACCCTGAATTGGAGTTCCAGACATACTTTCTCCACTCATGATTTGGTCCTTTTGCAACCAGTTCTTCTTTTACTGTTGCAGTAACTGTCAATCCATTGGTAACAGAATCAACCTGAACATAACCCCATTGAATGGATGCACCCTGAAGAGGGTTATATCTGAGATAGGTGTCTACATCATAATGTTCAAAACCACGACCATCATTGATTTCAAGTTTTCTCCAATAATCATTTCCTAATGCAGATCCAGGGTTATTGGTAGAAGTTGCAGTATGTGTTGCAATGCATGTATAGAAAATAGGATCTTTGTACCAAGAAACATTGGAACCAGGAGAACTATCGTAATTAATTGTAGTATTGGTGCTAGTAGAAGGTGTCAATGAAATATTGAATGTATGAGCATCAAGCTTCTTCACATAATAATTGGTGGATTCAGTAATTCCTCCTGGAAGTGATCCTGATGCATGACGGAACTGGATTCGATCATCATCGACCAATCCATGACTTGAATCTGTAAATAAAAGATCTGTACTTCCATCAGAAGGAGTTACAGAACCTGAAGTTGCTGTATATGTGACAATTGTTTCTTTAGGACCAGTTGCATGAACTATAACACTCGAACCAGCCGAACTATAAGCAACAGAAGATCCTCCCACCTCTGTAGAGACATAAAATACCGTTGATGTTAATCCACCAGAAATAACATAATAACTTGTATTTGCTGTAATATTACCTGGAAGTCCTGAAGCAGAGAAAACAACTGCATCCCCAGCAGTTAAGAAATGTGCAGATCCAGCAGTAAATTTTAATCCACTATCAGAAGATGCTGTAACACTTTGACCAGAGTACGACCATAATCGAGAAGTTCCATCTGCCATCTTTAATGTGATTGCAGATGCTTTCTTGTAGATTCTCTTAAAGATAGTGATATCATCACCTGTCGTTACCAAATAAAGAGGTCTTCCATTTAAAGTCAACGATAGTTGGAATGTAGATGCTGTTGCATTAACTACATAATAATCAGTATCTATTGTGAAATTTGATCCTCCTGTAGTAGCTGTAGGATCTGTTGCATGATATGTGGGAGCAGTTCCACTTAATGTCATTCGTGCAACCATTCCATCCAGCATATCGTGGTTTGGTAACTGGAAGAAATTATCAGTTATATCTAAATGTGGATCTCCTATTTCAACAGATGTTGCTGTTGTATCAACTTTCAGAAGAGCCGAATCTTCAGTATTGATAGGTCCATAAGGACCATCTTCTGTATGGATATAATCAAATGCCCAATCTGTGTCTCCTGAACGAATCAGTTGACGAGGCTGATAAGAAGGATGTGCAATGAACAGGATATCTGCACTTTGAGTGAAACTGAGATCTGACAGATCAGAAGAACTATAAGGAGAGGCTACAGCATAAGGATTTACACCTGATAATAATTGTGCGTTGCTTTTATAAAATCTTACATATGCATGAGCAATACTGAAATTTTCTCCTGAAGTGAATATATCAACATCACTACCTGATGCATCCTTCAAAGATAACTGGGAATTACTATCAACAGCTTTGACATATGCAGTTGTTGAGTCTGTTGTGTTGGTTACAGTTGCTCCCACCAAACTATGTTGTCGTACAGTAAAACCTCCTGTTGCATAAACAAGTTTGTTCGTTGTGGCCCCAGATGTGGCTCCTGTAAATATTTCTTCACCAAACTCCAGTACATAGGCTTGAGCTTGTCCAAAATTAAATTGGATAAGTCTTACAGAACAATTCCCTGATGTTTCTGCAACGTAACGTGTTCCAGGTCTACGGGTGATGGAGCCTTGAGGCATCACCACCATATTTTTTAAATCCTGGACAGAAGATTTATATGATTCAGTATCAACAAAGCCTTTCAGCTTTGATGATATCTGACCGTCAGCAAACGAGGTCTGGTAGGTGACTAATCGAGCCATTAGTACGCATCTTCTTGAACCACTGAGGCACTAAACGGTCTCCAAGAATCGATATTGGTATATCTAGACTGCAACCATAAATCCGATTCTATTTTCTGAGGTGTTCCCTCTGCGGCATCTGCACTTCTCGACTCTGAAAGGACTTCACGGTATTTATGCATTAAGGAATTCTTAAGCTCAGTCTTGCCTGTGAGATCCTGTGCAATTTCTGTTGCCAATCTTAATGCAATTGCTTGTACCAATAATGAATCGTATTTGGCAGTATCCGTAACTCTTTCAATATAGAGGATATAAAGAGTAGGACTATTAGTAACAATATTCTCTCCTTCTATTTTGAAAGAATAAGAATTATCACCACTCGTATTTTCTGCCACCGTAATAAGCCTTAACATCTCAGCAGGCTTTGGGAATGCATAATCATAACCCCATGTTGGGGCTGTAGATGAAGAAGTAAGTTGCTCCCTCTTCAACACACAATTCCATATGTGACTCCGAAGGACTAAATCTCTGACATCATCAAAACGATTATCACATGCTCTCGCACGTTGATTTTCGTCACTTCTTGCAGTAATGGATCGCTCTCCCAAGTTTGAGAGAGCAATATTACAAATATCGACTGTAGAAGCCATCAGGATTTCTTCTTAGACTTAGAAGCCTTTTCAGGCTTTTTCCAAGAAGTCCATCCTTGTGCCAATAAATCATGCCATTCCTTTGATTTAGGAATAACACTTTTTGATTCATTGCTTTCACTATAAAGAATTACTTCACTCATAGCATTTTTGTGATGAAGGGGGCATGAAGCCCCCTATTAACGATCAATCAACTGAGTAGAACACACACAAATTGATTGTTTTACTTGCCGCCAATGTGGCATCAGCAGTAGTAATGATAATGTCGGTTGCCGCAGTATACTCATACCCGAAACCGTCAATACCTGTGCCACTAGCTCCACCGAGCAAAGTCACATTACCATCCGAAGCATGAGCTTTTGGATGCATGTAATGCACTTTGTTGTCATCACCGCAAATTGATTCAGTAATGAATCTATTAGGATCAGATGAATCTCCAACTTGCAAAGTCGCAGATGCATGGATGTCATCTGTAACCAGAATGACTTGCCATACTCTTGCACCTTTAGGCATTCGACCCATAGCTATTGTAGATCCAGCGCCTTCGTTGCCATCAGTTTCATACGTATCATACTGGACACGTAATCGACCTCCATGCTCGGCAACATCTGCCATTTCTTTAGGCGTGTTCTGATCGAACAGCGTAAAGTTTGTTCCATAATTTGTTGTAGCCGCCATAATTCAATCCGTATTAGAGGTTAAGCCGCAGTTACTGCGCCTTGTTTACAATTAATTTGAATTACTCGTTCTTCCTCTAAACGGGTTGCACCCAGAGTCATCCTGTAATAGATGTACTGGCTGAACCGTTTGTCTGGTCGTTCAGTAATTCGAGCGACAATATCTTCCCAGATGCACAATCCAACACCTCTTCGATGAAACGCCACTACTTTGTCACAAGTAATTCCGTTATCAGTTTCAGTCCCGAGCCTTTCAGATCGGATAATGTTGAATCCCATATACTGGTTCAGATCTCCAGCAACCAACGCACGTACTTGGTTATAGTCTGCTGAATTCACTTTCGTGGATGTCAGCAACCATCCCAACTGTTGTGCATTAACCACCAAAAACAGATTTGAATTGCCATTGATATCATAATCATCTGCATCTGCGGCTCCAAGGATCTTACGAGCATGAATCATCTTACCCACTGTTAGGGGTTGATCAACACCAGTACTCTCTCCATCAACTGCATACGAATTGGTTTCAGGAGAAATCACTTGGGAGGCACTTCCGAATGCTCCAAGAGTCGCATAACTAGATCCACCTGATTTACCATATGTGGATGCTCCTGTAATAGCCGCAATAATCTCATCATCCATTGCTCTTCCCATTGCCATAGCGGCATTGACGGAATAAGCA